TTATGTTATTTCTGACAACCATCCTTCATTGCGCAATCGAGTAAAGGAAAGTTTTTCTCCGCTACTCGCCGCACGACTCACATACTGCGCCAGCAGTAAATTTCCATTGCGCGCCCACGCACACTTGCGCGTCCGCACATAAAATAAGGAGACCGCACTTGTACTTTCTGCAAACGGTCTCCAAAAAGATAAATACTTATTGTTCTGCATTCCCTTTCTCGCGGAATTTATTGATATGATACCACAGCGTCCCCGCCAAAAATACCGACGAGTACGCGCCGCAGACAATGCCCGCCATCAATGGAATCGAAAACTCGCGGATGGAGGAAACGCCGAAGATCGAGAGCGTAAGCACCATAACAAATGTGGTGAGCGAAGTGTTAATACTTCTTGATATGGTCTGACTAATGCTTGCATTGACCACATCCTCCAACAAATCTTTCTTTAACATCTCCTTACGATTTTCGCGGATACGATCAAATACAACGATCGTCGCATTGATCGAGTAGCCGACCAGAGTCAACATACACGCAATAAACGCATTGCCGACTGAGATGCGCGATACTGCGTAAATCATCAGCACAAAAAGCACATCATGGCAGAGTGCAAGCACGGAACTTGCTGCAAAACCAAGATTCTTAAAGCGAATCCAGATATAAAGCATCATGCAGATCGTCGCGACAACCACTGCCACTACCGCATCCGATTTCATCTCACCACTCACTGTACCACTGATGCTTGTCGAAGTGATATCCTCGCCGGAAACACCGTATTTTTCATGCAGTACCTCCTCAAGTTTTGTCTTCTCCTCAAGGCTTAGCACCTCGGTCTTGATAATCGCAGCCTCCTCGCCCTGAATCTGAACGACCTCGCCAGATTTCCCAAGCGTATCCTGCACAAGTTTCTCTAACTCCTGATTAGATGGCGCACTCCCCTCAAAAACAATTTCCGTCGAGGTTCCTCCCATAAAGTCAAGCCCGTAATTTAAGCTGTTCCCCGTCCTTGTCTTGCCGATAATCAGAGATACTACCAAAAGAACAACTACCACGCCGAACACAATCAGATATTTTATGCTGTGCTTTGTAAAAGGAAAGATTTTTCCCTCCTTCTTGATCCCATAAAATTTTTCCTGATCAAGACCCACCTGATAAAGTGCAGTTAAAATAAATTTTGTTACAAACAGTGCGGTTCCCATCGAGAGTATAATACCGATAGCAAGTGTCTGCGCAAACCCCTTGATGGTTCCTGAGCCAAGGAAATAGAGTACCGCCGCGGCAATCAGCGTCGTCACATTGCCGTCGATAATTGCGGAGAGTGCTTTCTCAAATCCCTTTTTGATACTGGAACGCACGGTCTTTCCGGTGCCAAGTTCCTCACTGATACGGGTAAAAACAATAACATTTGCATCCACCGCCATACCGATGGAAAGAATAATACCCGCCACGCCGTACAATGTAAGTGTCACATTAAAAAGATTTAGACAGACAATCATAACGGTTACATACAAACAGAGTGCAAGGCTGGCAGCAAGACCGGGAACCCGGTACACCACAATCATAAAAATCAGAACCAGGATAAAACCTATCGCGCCCGCCATCAAAGAGGTATTGATCGCCTCCGTACCAAGCTTTGCGCCGACCACGGTGGAACGGATCTCTCTAAGTTCAAGAGGAAGCGCACCGTTGCGGATAATGCTGGCAAGCTGTTTTGATTCGTTGTAATCCTTCTGCCCGTTGATCACTGCATTCCCGTCCGAGATATGCGCGGAAACCATCGGGGCACTGTAGACTTCGCCGTCATAGACAATCGCGATAATATTGCGAATGCTGAGCGAAGAAGGATTGTAATAGCTGTAAGCGTAGGCTGTCGCCTCCGAGAAGCGACTTTTTCCGGAATCGTTTAGCGTAAGCTTTACCTGGTAATCGTTCGCGCCAAGGCTTCCCTGTCCAATCACTGCCTCCGCACCCGCAATGCAGGCTCCGTCAATTACCACATCCTCGTCCGCAATAATATCCTCAAGCGGGCGTGCTAACTTATAGCCGCCGTTCTCCGTATCAAGCGTGATATTTGCTTCGCCCTGTGCGGACTGACCATAAATAAAATAGATTTTTCCGGCATCCCCAAGTTTTTCCAAAACCACATTCGCATCCGTCACATCCGGAATATCCACATTGATGCGGGTATCCCCCTCCATATAAACTGCCGCCTCACTGTTAAAATCTTGCGCGCGCAGCTGCATTTTGTAGAATGTATCATCCATTTCCTGACTTGTTGGATTTTCCTTGACTGCCTCATAGGTAATGCTGACACCGCCTGCAAGGTCAAGCCCAAGTTTTACATCCGACATACTTCCCAATTTTTTCGAACCAATTCCGCAGATTGCCACAAACGCCATCGTTGCAATAATCATCAGCGTAAGCAAAAGCGAAAGGATTCCCTTTTGTTTCACTTTCATTTTTCGCACTCCTTTTAATTTACCGTACTTCTTTTACCGTACATATTTTTACGTGGGATATGTTTAAATGGCATTATTTAGTAAACACATCCTTACAACCCCTACATTATAGCATTTTGCGTACTGCTTGGCAACCAAAATTAAAAATTTCTACAGAATAAACGCATGAACGAAAATAAAGAAGAAAAAGAGCATATTAACCTCATCATCTGAAATCCAGCCTTTTGTAACTTTATTTAGGAAAAGCTGAGTAATTTTTAGAATAAAACTTAACAAACATCTGGAGGCTTGATTATACATCAAGAAAAAAATTTTTGCGTCAAAGTAAAACTGCCCGGTGTGCGAACACCAAACAGCCTTAAATAGATACCAGAAGATGATACTACATGATGAAAAATGTATATCGGCACACTATGGAAGACAAAAATAGACAAGAGCAAAAATAAGCCGCAAACCCCGGATTTTTCTACAGAAACCCCGAATTTGCGGCTCTCTTACGCTCCTGCCGGTGGTGGGACTCGAACCCGTTATTTTCTTTTGTATAATTACCGAAAATAACAGGTACTTTTCTTTTTTATGACGAGATTCATGACAAGATTACTCTTGCAGTTCCATCAACCCCTTTCCCAGTGCCTTTATAGTCCCCTTCCCTACACTCCAAATTTCGTGTTCCTGATTTCCCCACCCCCTTTTGCGCCAGTATGCCGCTACTGCCCGCGCCGTTTTTGCGCCGTATACTCCATCTACAGTAAGTTCTGCACTCTGGATGTAGCCCACTTTTATCTGCCGATTTAAAGCGAGTTGTAGCCACACGACGGAATAGCGATCTGTTACTCCATTCACTTGCGCTGGCTCCGGTGTAGGCAGCATTTTTTCTGTATACTTAATCCGGGGATGCCTATACCAGTGAGTCCAAGGGCGTGCACTAAGCCGCGTGAGGCATACCCCATAGTCAAAGCCCCTCGCTTCCACCACATAGCCCCCTCCGATGTAGATCCCCACATGACCAGGATAGCGAACGCAAATCCCCGGCTGCTCAGGGATGCTCTCTATTGTTCCTTTTTCCTGCGCCGCCAGAAACGCACCGTCTGCTGTGGTATCGTATTTTTGTCTGGACTGTTCGCGGACGAACCATTCTATCAAACCATGACAATCTGTGGCTTCCCGACCAATCCATTTTTTTACCGTCAGCCGCCGCGTCAGGGTGAACCACTTGGCAGGATTCCATTTTACAAGACGATTATATAAGTCTTTGGTAAGAGTCTTTCCCTGCGTTCCCATCACATACGGAGTCCCTACCTTACCGATACAAAATTTCGCCAACTCCCCATTGCTATTTTCCATACTCATCACCCCCTGCAATTGTTGGCTGTCCTACGCATTGCGATTGCGGACCAACAAAGTAGCTCTCCATGCCTCTGTTATAGTCAGAAGCTGCGTGTGTCATATCCAACTTATTTACGGGTATGCTAAAAACACGCTCTGTTGTAGCTGCATTGTTTTTCCTGTTTTCGAGTAATCCTAGTGTTTCAACGATTTCTTTTGGTGTTGCATCGATTACTACTTTCATCGTATCTATCCTCCTTCAGATAAACGGGGATGCCAACCTGACACCCCCTAAAACCATCTTATTCCTTGCTCCCCATCTCCGGCACTTCCGGCAATCCGGAAATGCTTGTCAATATAGAGATTACCGCCGACACTCCGGCAACGGACAATACATTAAGCCAGTTCACTTCCATCATCGCCTGTCCAATGGTTAGCATGGAAAGCGCAGTTTGTGCAAATGTTTTTCCTGCGCGAATCCCTGCCGCTCTCAGCCAGATTTTTGTCTTTTCTCTCATTTTCATTTCCCTTCCCCCTTCTTTTTTAGATTCAGCTCTGAAATCTCTTCATACATTTTTGTGACCATTCCATTCCCGCCCAAATCGTGATAGGCTTCGTACATCTCTACAAAATTCTCGTAGGCATACGATGGGATTTCCCCCTGTCGCATATAGCGGTCATGGTAGTCAATAAGCTGCACCCGCAAAAGCAACATTGTTCCCCGCCCGTTCGCGTCCCTGTCCTTTTTCTGCCGCTTCAGCAGCCAAACAATGTAGCCCAGAAGCACCGGAAGCACGACTGTGTAAGTTTGCATCAAAAAATCTTTCATACTCTCCTTTCTGCACGCAAAAAAAGAACATCAAAAAAAATTTGATGCTCTGCTTGCATTTTTTATTTAATTGTGGTATAGTGACATTAACAAGAGGACATCGCCCACAGAGTGGGTTGACCTTATGGAAAAAGAGATAGAAAATCCACCCTTCTCACTCGGTCAAAGTTTTGGGGTGGTTTTTCTATGCCAAGAACATTAGTGACAAGTCATGTAAATATATGTCAGCAATGCCAAGATGAACATTCCAAAAGCCATCAGGTCTTTGAAATCAAACAAGTTATTGTTATTCTTCATCCGCATCACCCCCATTCTTATGTAGAATAGAGGTCAACACCACCCTGCAACACGGTGTCCTTGTTCACTATAGCACATTTTGTCAAATTCTGCAACCAAAATTTACCGGAAAACCACCTTGATGATATTCTCTGCCACGCGCTCGATTACGCGGTATCCCCGAAAGATTTTGCCCTCTGACAACATATACTCGCCATCCGCTGCGGTTGCAATCCCGCCGTCCGCTACCTTGCAGTAACCATTTACCTGGCAGCTCCCATCATCGTACACTGCCAGCACCCCCAGCATTCCGATTGCCGCCCACTCCGGACGATCCTTGCGTTCAATGTAAACCGCCGTAGGGTCATATCCTTCCACTTGCTCCAATTGCATTTCTTTTCGAAATTCTCCTGTTGAAATCTCTTGCACTCCGACGACATTAACTTCACCTGTTTCATTCCCCTCTTCATCCAGAATAGGTTCTGTTACCTCTTCTGCTTTGGTAATTGGTACTTGAACTTCTTTTCGAATCAACCGCCCAAATATATCTTTTTTCCAACGTCCTTGCCATTCTTCATCCGAATTGCCAATCAAACAAGGGAATGCGGATACAATTCCCAATATGTAGTCCTGACTGGATGCAATCTGGATTTTATCGCCATTTAGCGTAACAAAATGTCCCACTCTATCATTTCTGGCCGGATTACCGTCTTGCCATTCATAATATTCTGCGTAGTCTGCCCCGCCAGAACCATATGATCCTTTACAATACACATAACCATTCCAATTGACACGAAAAGCATTTGAACGTGCAGTTTCAGAGGCACCACCTCCTATCACAAACAGATCATTTAAACATTCGTTTGGATTCGTATCCCTTGAAAGATTGTATTTTCCAATTACAAAATTTATATAACCTATTGCTTTTGTGCAATCCCCACTTGCATGAGAATCAAACCCTCTTGCTTCCGTATTTTGTCCATCTGCATAAGATGCATTTCCAATCGCTTTTGCGCGATCTCCACTTGCATGAGAACAAACTCCGCTTGCTACTGTATTAAGCCCCTCCGCATAAGAATCAATCCCGCTTGCTACACTACCATCTCCACACGCAAAAGAACGCAATGCGGTCGCCTTGGTCAGATATCCAAATGTTGCGCTAGTATCTCCTGTCGCCTCCGTTTGCCATCCTGTTGCAAAGCTATTAGCCCCTGTTGCCTTTACCTCATATGCGCCAAGCGCAATACTTCTTGAACCAACATCGCCAATTCGTTTCAACGATATACCATCATTTCCATAAATAGAGCCATTCGCCAGTAATTTCCACGCACTCCACGAAGAGCCAGACAAATATCTCACATACACATTTCCACTTGATTCTTTCACTGCAATCTGTTCAACATAATCTCCGTTATCTGACTTTAGCACAAGAAGTCCAAAATAACCTCCTCCGTCAGGGGAATTTGTAGTTATCGTTCTCATTGTATAAAGCCCAGGGGTTTTCATATTGTTATAGTCGCCCTCACTCACTACCATTGATGCCGCTTTATTCGCTAATAGATTGTTGACTTCCGCTTCTGTGTAGTATCGATTATCATGTGTATGAGAACTTGCTGCTTTCTGATTTAGTAGCGTCGTTATTTCCCCTTTGGTATTATACCGCCCATCATGAGCATGATCTGCATTGGCAAAATGCGCTGCATGATATCCGTCCACCATGTCTGCATTACCGCCATTTTTATCCGCTGTAATGGTAATTTTTTTCGATGCATTGTCTGCGGATATCGTAATGTTTGCGCCAGCCTCCAGTGTAAGTGTTGACGTTTTTCTGTTTGCTGTTATAGTAACACTTCCGACCTTAATATTACTATAGGCATTTTGGTTTACTTCTGCATTTTCTGCTACACCATCTAGCTTCTTCTTGTCCTTCGCGCTCATCAGTCCTGCCGCGCTCTGTGTTGCCGCGGTTGTTTCGGCTTTCGCGTTCCAATCCTCTTTATTCTGCGCTGTCACATGAAGATCATCATCTTCTATATGCTTTTTTGCTGTTTCTTCTAACTTCTCTAAAAATTTTCTCAAGAATGCATCATTGTTAACTAACTGTTCAAATAATATATTGAATATGTCTGCCCGCGCCCGATCGCTGGTTTCTAACATCCGTAATACATCGTTATATTCTGGCGGGTCTTTAATTTTAAAATTATCCATTATTTTTCCTCTTCCTCTTTGTTTGCTACCTTTTAAATTTGCACTATTTTATTATAGGAAATACAACAGAACATTCTTACCGCAGTAAAATCAAGGACGACTTCTCCTTATAGAAATAATTTTATTTGCACCCATATTTTTCTCCTTTCTTTAAAAGCATCTCATCGTAATTTCATAATCTACATACGAACTCAATCCAATTACAGAAATTACATATATATCACGATTAAATTTATCTGAATTGTAAGTAAGAGTAGATACCTTACTAATCCCTACACTTGTTCTCGCAGTAAATTGTGTAGTTGTCAAAGCAGTACTCGCCGTTGGTGGATAATTCGAACATGAATCAATGCAGTTATCTACTTGACTAGCCCCATTAATTCTTGAACCAATCGCATACGCGTACTTAACTCCATTTGGTTTATTTAAAACACAAGAAATCCTTAGATAATCGTATGCGGTTTTGCTCCCATAAGTGATTTTTGTTTGAATTTCGATTACTTCCCAATCTGTTGGTAAAGTTTTACCAAAAAACGTGGATGGATTAACACTGTAATTATCATAAGTCGTACCGGTTATGGTTTTCTCAAGAAGTTCTTTTGAAGTAGGAATGGTTAATGTCCCCGTGAGTTTGCTTCCATTGACGTAAGCAGTTTTCCCTTTTAAAATGTCCGACGCTGCAGCCGTTGCGGAAGTTTGATTCGCTAGGCTTTTTGCGGTAATTTTCCCCGAACCATTATGATATCCAGCAGCAATGGTATAAGTTACTCCTGCTCCTAGATTACTATAACTTACCGCACCACGATTGGTCATTGTCCCAGTAATCTTACTTCCGTTTACATAGGCCGTTTTTCCGGATAAAATACTTGCCGCTGTCGCATCTGCATCTGATGTATCTACCCCAGTAGTAATTTGTGAGATATTTGTAGCTATCGTGGCAAAGGCTGCATCAGTCGCCGTTTGAATCCCTTTAGCAGTGACAGCATCGGCAACTAATTTCTTACCATCACTGACAGATTTTTTTAGTTTATCACCCTCAGTTTTTGTAAAATAGGTTTCTGTAATATCTTTCCCATTTCCATCCTGTGTTGCTTTAGTAGCAGATGCAACCGCTTGAGAACCAATATTTGCAGATGTTATCATTTCATACCAAGGTTTCCATTCATCAGTATTATATAATGCTTCACGAAAATAAAATCTATTATCATTCGTATTATATGGATACAAAAACTGTATACACGCTATACTATCAGCCAAATGACCTTTTATTGTATGAATTGTACAATACGTAATTCCATTAAACTTATTTGTCGGATTATTACTAAAAAATATAGTTTCCCCCTTTGGATACGTACTTGGTAAATCTGTGCCTTGCCGCCAATTATCTGCTTGCATAATTTTCTGCGCACCTGAATCAATACCATCTAGCTTTTGCTTATCTCCCGCGCTCATCAGTCCTGCCGCGCTCTGTGTTGCCTCTTCTTTTAACTTCTCTAAAATTTTTTTTAGAAATGCATCATTGTTAATCAATTGTTCAAATAATGCATTGAACGTATCCGCATGGTTGGGATCGGTTGATTCTAACATCCGCAATACTTCATTATATTCTGGCGGGTCTTTAATCTCAAAATTATCCATTCTCCCCTCCTTCTACCATCTTCCTATTAGAAAATTTCGTCCATGTCCATCACAAATTCCATATCGCCGTCCTTACCTTTCGGCAAAAATGTTTTATAGGCAACCAGATCGCCAGCCGAATCAAAAAGCCCTAACTCACTTATTGTCTGGTCTGCCAATTCTTCTTTCCCCAGCCGTACACTGTAGCGTCCGGTTGTTGTTTCCGGGTAGGTGTGCGCATCAATATCCTTTTTGAGCAGCTCATTCCGTAACGATACTTCCTCTCCTGTCGTTGCGATTACTGTCCCACTCTCGTCCACGCCGCCACTACCGAATGCCATTTGTGTAATCGCGGGCAGTGTAAGATCTCCCGCGTGTGCCTGACAAAGCTTTTCTCTTCCTATTTTTGTGATTACTCCTTGTGCCATATTTTTTTCCATCCTTTCCTTATATTTATTTTTGCTTTACTGCTATATTTCTTCCGTATAAACTTCTGCATTCAGCATACGACTTCCATCCAGCAACTCGCTCCCATCCAGTGTTCCCCAGTTTTTTTCAATCCGCAAACCGCTGGTTACAGATACCGTTTTGCCCGCCTCCCCAATACCTCCCGATATCTGAAGTTCTTTCGTGCAAATACTACCACCCTCTGCACTCGCTGCACCTTGAATTGAAAAGGAAGTATCTTCCCCCATAAGTTGCACTGCCTGCACTTTTACGGTAATCTCTCCACTCACCTTTATTTCTGCGTCAATCCCCCCAGCAAAATATAGCTGACTTGCCAGATTCTTTTTTGCATATATTTCTCCCGCAAGTGTCAACGATTCTCTGCTCGTTAAGGTCTGTATTATCTCTGTTCTGGCTGTGATTTTTCCATCAAATGTATTTTTTGCTTGAATCTCTCCTGCTAGACACAATCCTCCAGAAGCAATAGTTTTCATTACTGCCGCGCCTTGCACATATAAGAAGTTTTTTATCTTTATAGGTTGTATGGCACACGCTCTGATTAAGATTTCTGTATTCAATGCAGTCTTTGGACAAGTATCAAACAAAAGCCGCATTTCTCCTGCTATTGTTCCACCTGTAAGCATTGCGCCCCATAGTCTAAAAATCGCATCGGTTTTTATTTCAAGTGGTATTTCCGGCCGAAAATACAAACTGGTGACTGCTGTCCCAACGCGCTCTGTGCGCCAGTTTGCGCCCGCAATTATTTGCAGTGCAACAGGATAAAAATCCAAACTCTCCCCGGACAAAAAACCATCCAGATAATATTCCCCATCCAGTCCTGCTGTACCATCCAAGTAAAAGGGCGGGATATTATCACGCGGATAGAACGCGCCTGTCATTCGCATCTGCGCCTGTAGATCCCATGGCACACTTGCCACACACACCACCCTATCCGCCATTACAAAAAGCATATTTGCGGGGAGCATTGCTCCAATCAGTTCGCGCATCGTCCGAAGAGTGTCCCATGATAAATCTTCCGCAACGAGTTCCATCTGATATTCTTCCGGGAAGGAAATATGATAGTTTTTCCGTGCGGTCAGCGCATCCAGATACTCATAAAGCCTAGTCATCGTGTATGGAATTGTTCTATTCCATTTCCCTAGAAGTGCCGCCTTTCGCCCCTCCATACTGCTTGTAGGCGCGGTAATTCTAAGAAGCTTCTCCCAGCGTTTTACTCCCTGCAAATCGACAGTGTGGATAAATCCATTATTTAGCAGGGCATCAATATCTTCATATAACCGTTTAAACTCTGGATTTTCCGCTTTTGATAGTTCCCGAAACTCCCTAATCTCCTGCAAAAATCCTGGCAGATACTGAATCAGGTCAACCTCCTGTTCCATGGACACTCCCCCTTATGGCAATCTCATTCTCTCCAAGGACAAGATTTTTTGTTTCCCCATTTAACTTTGTTTCGGTGATATCCAAGATTCCCTCTAGCTCCAATATCCTGCCCTCTAGCCGGGATATTCGCACCACTAACACCTCATTATCTGCCCAGGTCTGATTTAACTCGTGAAAATATGCATCCACCGCACTCTGAATCGATTCTTTTACCCCATCGAAACTATACCCAGCCTGATAGACAAGCTCTAATTCCAAATTAATGGTTATGGGTTCAACCGGAACCACGGTTACATGATGCCCAATCGGTGCAATCCCGTATCCTTTACCGCTATCCACTGGTGGATCAACCGCATTCTGTACCGATTGTATCAATTCTTCAGACGGGATCTTATACTCCGAATTGATAATTACTAACTTCACCGTCCCACCACCATCCCAGGCGGGATATACCTTCACTCCTCCCACACCCTGGATTGCTGCCACCTTCTCCTTATAGTCCGCCACATTCCCGCCAAATGCTTGTGATTCCAGACTGTCAAAGTACCTCTTTCGCAAATGCTCCGTTTCCTCTTCATCTTCACCTGGAATTAAAATTTCCGTAAGTTCGGCCGTTTCCAACCCTGCGATATAGTCAATTGGAATTAGTTTTCCCGCTGTTTGGTTTCCTGCCTCCCCTAACTCCTCGCACTCCATCCGGTACTCACCATCCGATATCTTTTCCATTACACAATAAACAGATTCATTGCCGTGAAATCTCGCTCCTATCGGAATAGAAATAGATGCGGGGGTAAACACTCCACGCAGGATGGCATGAGTCGCAGAGTAGGGAGTAATCCCTCGCTCTGCCGCCCTGCGGATTAGGCCATCTCTGGATGCGGTATCCGCAAACATCTCACGAAAAATCGCTTCCAGACCAATATATGCCATTGTCAGCTCTGCCGCCGCTGGTGCAAGCGCGTCATAGATCATCGATCCTTCTCGCTTATCAAACGTATTGGGAATTCGGGCAAGCATCCGCTCCAAAATCACCTGATAAGTATTATTTTCAAACACTAGATTCTTACCTTCCTTTCCGCTTGCACATCTCCAAAAATGGTGTGTACAGTAAATGTCGCATGGACGATATTTTTCTCTGGAAAATCAAAGGAAAAATTATCCACCCCCTGAATTCGTCCATCACAGCATAAAGCTTCACTAATTCGGCGTTCTAACTCCGGGCAGACATAAGAAATGGGCTGTCCATACAAATCAAGTGTTTCTATGCCATAATCGTTGCTATAGATCACGTACTGAAAACGTTCGGTCAGAAGAATCTTATAAATTGCCTGAAGCATTGCCTCTTTATCATTCACAAATCCCCGCACCTGAGCGCGCTCAAGATCCATTTTGTATGTATGAGTTGGCTGTTCCTCAATCTCAAGATCCTGTATGGAAAAGACTGCTGTCCCCGGTATCATCCGATTCTATCCACCACAAGATATTTTTGCCCGCCTTGCTGTCGAAAAAGAATAACATTATCACCGACAACCAACCCATGATGAACGGTGACAGGCATCCTTTTTATCGCACGGAAACGAGTGGGATCTAACTTCATCGAACTTTGTGATTCCCCCTCATAGAAAAAATCTTGAACATTCTCCACACTGATATGTATTTTATGCTCAGTTACATTCCGGCAAAGAATAAGCTGTGATTCTCCTAATGGTATCTTCTGCTCTACAAGAATTTCCAGTGGAGAGATGCTTTTCACTTCTCCAAAACAGATTTCAACAGGTTTTCGTGCCTCCACTGCCTTGATTGCTGCCTTCTTTAACGTTTCCACAAATTCATTTGCATCAGCCAACAAAATCACCTCCCCGAAGAGTTAAATCCATCCAATGTTCCCCCTCCTTATAACGATGCCTGCATTTTTCCACAAGCATCCAGTTCTTTAGTTTTCTCTCCCCAAGATCAAGGCAGATAATCACCATACATCCCGCCCGCACTCGGTTATCCCCTAAAACATTGGTAAGTTTCAGGTTACAAGTTTTTTGGTTATATAGTTTTAGTAGCGCATCCGCTTTTGCTTTTCCGTTTTCTCCTTTGGAGAGCGTATCAAAATATTGTAGCACTCCCCAGCGATTGATATTTTTTCCATCCTGCGCAATATAAACTTCGCGCTTTCCGGTTTCTTCATTGTCATAGGTCAATTTAATTTTATTGTAAGTATCATTGTCTATTGTGGACGTATAATCAAAATTTTCCCCGGTTTCCTCATCAATCATCAAATAGGCTCCGGGCTTTCCAACTTTCATTGAAGCAATATTTTTCAAAGTCAGCTTGCCAAAATCATCATATAACACAAACATTTCTTTTGTATTTTGCAAAGTCAGATCAAGCGCGTTCCCTATCATATCAAACAGGGAAGTATTATCCTCCACCCGCGATGCAATCACAAAACCAGTTTGTTCAATCTCCCCCGTCTGCAAACGAAAATCTGCGGCAAGTCTTTTGAGCAACTCAGAAGCCGTCTTGTTTTCATAAACATAGGTATCCTTGTTAGTCAGGTAGCGCAATTGGTCATAGGCGGTTACACTGACAATCCCTTCCTTGTCCTGGCGTTTTGTAAACAGAAATCCGAAGAAAACCGGAGTCCCATCCACTTTTAACCGAATGGCTGCGCCCTCGTCCAAGCACAAGGTAGTATCCGCAATTACATTAAAGGTCAGTTTGCCCGGAACGCCGCGCCGTTCGGTACTCCATTCAATCCCTTCCTCCACAGCAGGAAGATAAACCTTTTTCCCAGAATTATCCGCAATTAACAATTCTATCTCCACGATTATCCTCCTTTTACACTGTCCGCCGTTACCCACCCAAGCCATCCTCCAGCCGGAGTGGTTACATGGTATGGATGAGAACCCTTCTGGTTAATGAAATTTATCTTTCCCCGATAATTATTTTTTGTCTGCCCTGGACCATTCCCATAGCTATCCCGATGAAGCCGCCCATTAACAATCACATCCGATCCGATACCAATAGGTGTGGAAGGCTGGACGGTGGATTTTGCCCGCGCTTTTTTGGTAGCTGCTTTCGAATTTTCCGCAATATTTACCGTTTTTGTCCCATAGTCCCTGTATTGTTTCAGATTGAACTTTACTTTAAAATCAAAACCATTCTTTGCCTCTTCGGTAATGCGATAATCTTCCAGTGACACTTTGATATTTGTGTTTTGCAGTGTCTTTCCGGCCGGAGTTCGTCTGCACACGATAAACTGGAAGGGCTTTTTACTTGTTTTCAATTCCTCAAAGAGATCAAAAAAATATCCCGCATCCTTAAATCCGGAGGGATAAACAGCATAGGGATATTGCACTTGGGGGATTTCCGCTTCAAATTCAATATCAGTCAACTCTGCTTTTTTTAGGATATTGATTTCGCCTTCGTTAATCAATTTTACGGTTTTATTCCCACCATTTATTTTTATTTGAATTTTGCTAGGGGTAACGGGCAGCAAGCAATCCTTTAAATACACATCATATCCATTCTTTGCCATTTATTCATGCACCCCTTCCGCGATTGTGTCAACGCTCTCTTTTACCGAATCCGTCAGCTTTGTGATAAATCCATCAATATCATCGCCACTATTGATACTATTTTGCATTCCCGACATATCCACATGGACTTCTGCAACCGTGTACTTGTTTATACTTTCCTGCTCTGCAATATCGCGCAGATAACGAAGATCTTCCTCTGTAATCTCTATGGAGTCTTTGATTGCACTTGTGTCCCCCGCGATATTATCCAGACCATAAACCAAATCTTCCCCATAATTGCCTAAGTTTTTGTAATCCTCCGGGGATGGTACCTCTGTTTCAAATAAGCTGGCGAGATCAAAGTTTGCAATGCTCTCATCAATTCCTTTACCGAATTCATACCCTGCTATCGCCGCATCGGTATAATCAATAAAGTCCATTTTCTGGACATACTCAACCCACCCGGATTCATCTTTGACTTTCTGTTGAGCCTCTTCCAACCCGTGATAAAAATGATCAAGACCGCTTGTAATATCCACAGTAATACCAGGAATTTTGTTAATCACTGATTCAATGGCTTCTGCCATATTTCTAATGTAGCCCACTATCGTTAAGGCCATATCATAAAACAGCACTTTTACTGCCGCCACGGGATCATTGAACACATTGCCAATGAAATTTGCAATAGAGGCTAAAGTGTTCCAGAATGGCACAATAAATGTATTGATAATATGCGCACCAAGAACCGCAAAAGCACCAGCTATTATTCCCGTTGCAGAAACGGACGTACCAGCAAAATGATTGATCGCCCCCACTACCGCATATATAGTCGCGATAAGGGCAATGATCAACACGATAATCCACATGATAGGACAGGCACTCATTGCAGCATTTAATCCATTCTGCGCTGCAATCTGCGCCGCTGTCGCAGTCGTTAAACTCCCCGTTGCCGCAGCGTGAATCATTTGCGCAATTGCCATCGCGGTATGAATTCCCTTGCTAATTGCGTTTATCGTATTTGCCGCCAACTGTGCCCCATAGTAAACGGTAAGGGCAGCGGCTACTCCGTAAATAATCGGGGAGAGCCATGACCAATTATCCGCAACCATTCCCGCAGCACCTTCAAGAAAATCAAAAATTTCAAGAGTAATTCCCGCGACAACGGAGAGGGATTCAATCGCGCCATCCACAAATCCCTGAAATGCCTCGCTGTTGGCAATCTCATTTATTCGATCCAAAACAGGCTGAAACGCCATCAAAGCATTGTTCTGAAAAGAAGTCCAAATCTGGGAAAAAGTCATTGGCATATTTTCAAATTTTTCATTGGTTTCTTCTGCTGTATAAAACATTGCGTTCTTTATCAGCTCTGCAGAAAGAATTCCCTCGCTGGCAATATCCTTCATACTCCCTTGAACATTCCCCGCCAGGTCTTCCACTGTCATCCCCATCGCTCCCGCAACACCAGTCAGCACCCCTTCATTTTCCTCAATGTACCGGGAAATGTTCTGTACAATGTTCGGAGCCTGTTCCAGAATACTATTAAATTCCTCGCCGCGAAGCACGCCGGATCCCATTGCCTGGGTAAGCTGTAGCATGGCCGCTTCAATTCCTGTCGCATCCGTTCCCGCAATGGTAAATTGCTTATTGATCTGCTCCATAAAGGCAATGATTTCTTCCGAACTGCTAAATGCACTGCCCGCCATCAATCCCAGCTTGGAAACCGCATCTGCGGTTGCCTGATAGCTTCCCCTTGCGCGCTCTGCGGAGAGAAAGATCATATTCTGCAAGTCCTGTGTTGTCTGCAAACCATCATTCATCATATCCAGTCTGGCATTTGTGGAAACCATCTGGTCAGACAAGCTAATTGCTGCGGTAATACTCTGGATGGTTGCATATGCCGCAACCGCTCCCTTTATGGCAGCAATCAGCCCGTTTGCCTTATCCGTACCTTCCTCGATTACACGATTAAATCTCCCCTGCTCATCCACATTGTCCCGGATATAGCGTTCTGTATTTCCCACAGTCTGCGACAAACGAAGGTAAGCTTCATTTGCTGCGGAAACATCCATACTTTCCATTGCATGATTTAAATTCTGCTGTTCCTGCAATGCCTGATTTAATTGTCCCCGCAACTGTTCCAGTCCCGCATTTGCCATTTCCGTTCCTATATTCATCGGCTGATTTTCCATCTGCTGAATACGGGTTCGGATACGGTCAATCCGAACAGCTAGACTGTTTAAGTTTTGAAATGATTCTGGCGGGAAGAGATTGGTATTATAGGCCTGTCTTGCAATGGTATCCTGTGTGCTGCTCAACTGCTCCATCATTTCATTCGCGCTCTGGACTTCCTGCCGGAAACGGTCAACCCCCGTATTGGTAAAAACGGGCATTGTATCCGTTTCCCAATGAACCGGAATCTCCACAGGGGGGATATCGGAAAAGGAATCCCGCACAAGCCTTTCCGCGTCTGCTACATTCTGGGAAAGTCGCAAATATGCAGTATTGATTTCACTGATATCCATATCCTGCATCGCCACGTCCAAATCATTTTGAAGCTGCAAGGTCTGGTTTAGCTGCATACGCAATCGTTCAAGCTGTGTATTTGCCTCTTCTGTTCCAATATTCAAGGAATTGTCTTCCGCTTGATTTATCATGCTGGTCAATTCCTGAACCCGGTTTTCCACACTCTGAATATCGTAGGATGCTTGTGGAGAAAGTATTTCCGATTCATTCGCTTGTTGTGTAATTCGGGATTGTGCTTCGGATAACCGTTCCATCATGGAATTTACACTTGCAACCTCTTGTTCAAAGCGTTCAATCCCAGTATTGGTAAATACATCCACTCCTTTGTAACTTTCCCAGTGAACCGGAATCTCCACAGGTTCCGGTTGTGGAAGTGGTATCTGGGGCTTTTGCATCTCAATGGGATTGATTTGGCTTTGCATTCCAATTCCCTGTATTACTGTATCTAATTTCTGCGCGGCAACCGCAACCTCATCAATCTGATCTCTCACCCCAGAAAGAGGGGAGGAGGAAACAGGGGCATTCATTACCGCCTGCATTTGTTCCATCCGGTCAATGGATAAGTTTACTGTGCGAATAATCTGTGTCATCACACCAGTAAATCTATCCTGCAATTCAATGGAAGATTGAATACTTCCCAATGCCATCACCTCCCCTTTCTCCCCTTTTTCGCCTTACGCTTCATTTCCTTTTCTTTTTTCTTATCATCTTCTATTTTCCTTTTGATTGTCGCCACAGTAAAGGCTTTTTCCTGCTCATCCATCGCAAGGAAAACAGAAGGCAGAATATGAAGTTTTAGGAGAGCAAAGTAAGCAAAATTTGCTTCCCAGTCGCCCTCCTCAATTATTTTTTTGCCTCTTCCACCTTATCCTCAAATGAGGTATCGAATCCCTGAAATTTCTGTACAAAGGCGGCAAGATCATTATACTCGCCTGGATCATCCACCATGGCAAGCAACAGGTTTTCCGGCTTATCTACACCGTAGGACTCTAATAATTCCTTATCCAATAAATCCGGTACCACAACGGACGCTGAAATCATCTTTCGGAGATATTTTCCAGTCTGCAATCTTGGATGGTATACGTTCGGCTTTCCTGTAACTGGTACTTCAATCATACATTCATCCCGGATATCCTCGTTCTCCCGTGAGGTAATGTGACGGAATTCCCATTTCAGAGGCTTTCCGTTATCATCCAGAAGGGATTTGGTCGGCGCATAAAAGCCATTCTCCTTTATCTTCTTGTTTGCTTTCATAAATTTGCTAAATTTTGACATTTTACATTCTCCTTACTTTTTTGTTGATATTAAAACTCCCTTATGTGGACGAATAGAAACACCACGTAAAGGAGTTAAAGTAGCTTAATTGGTAAGAAAACCTTCCAAGTCCTTGAACGTTTCCGGCATCTTGAAATCCTCGAAGGTGAAATCCATCTCTTCATCCAGATATTCACCGTCAGCATCAAACTTCGCCAGAATACCGCCATCAATGTTGCAATCCATCAGAATCATGGTCTGCCGTCCTGCTGCGGAAGTCCTGTCCTCGTTGGAAATCTGGATTTCAAAATAGATATCCTCCCCGGTATCCTTGTACTGCAACATCATCTGCCGGAAGATGGAAGTGTTGTAGTGGAAGGTCGCGCTGCCCGTACCTTCCCAGCCGCAAGCCTTGTTCCCCTTGCCTGTTTTGCCAAGGATCGGAACCTTTGTTTTGATCTTTTCAAATTTTGCTTCCAAATTGATTGCCTGCATAAAATTATAGCGGCGTGTACCAATCGTAAGAAAACACTCCGCTTCAGCCGCAAAGATTGTATCTTTCGCTTTCATTGTTACATTGTTCATTCTCCCTCACTCCTTTGACATTGAAATTTTTCTATGACTTCGAAATCTCCAAAAGTGAATTCCATCTCATCCATCAAATAATCGGATTCTGCATCGAATTCTGTCAAAATCCCTCTTTCAATACAGCAATCTTTCAGCAGGATTGTCTGGCATCCCATCCGGGAAGCTGGGTCATAATTCGTGACCTGCATTTCAAAATGGATATCTTCTCCTGTTTCCTTACTATAAAGCACCATCCTCCGGAAAACGGAATCATTATAATAGAACTCCATTTTACCAGTCCCTTTCCATCCAATAATTCTGCCGTCTTCCCCTTTGATTTTTTCAAATCTGGCTTTCAACCTAACTGCTTGGATAAAATCGTGTTGTGTTCCTCCCCACATCACCATGCAATTTGCCAGTATACCATTTACTGTGTCTTCTGCCCTCATCACTGCTTTGCCATTCATTTAAATTTCCCCTTTCCTTATGCTACAGTAACGGTCATGTATAACTTGCCCATGGCATTCACTACAGTTACAAGGTCAGTCACAACTACGGATTTCTTTGTGTCGCCCTGATCTACCTTCACATCCGCATCGGAGAAATTCTCAATCGCATGGATGGCCTGAAGCTGTTCATGGTGCTTTACAATATCCGACCAGAGCGAAATTCTTCCTGCTGCATCATTCGGAACAATACCCAAATATTGGGTATCAAAAAGCACTGCAAGATCATTACCAATCTGGTCAATAACCCGAATCGTCTGATTATCTTTGAAAACATCCCCCATAGTGTCGGAAATTGTAACCATTGTGTTAATATCTTCCAAAACCCGCACATCCGCCCCCACTTTATGGAATGTGAACTTGCCCGCCTTGATTGCCGCTTTAAGCTGATTCTGCGTATACGGGGTTTCGACAGTAAAATCACCGTCATATTTACGATTTTGGTTGCTCTTATTGACCGCACAACCAGCGGAGGCACCTGTCACCCAATAAACAAGGCTTGCTTCACTCCACCCCTCATCAAGGGACTTATTATTTACGCTGATAACCCCCATAAAATCAGCCTTTGCATAATCGTAAAGAACAAGCTGAAATTTTACGCCCATTTCATCACGCAATCGTTTATTGTAAGCAGCATACAATGATTTCGTGGTATCGTCCGTTACCACTACCCCCATAGTATTGAAAGCGAAGGATTCAGCCTTATCAAGATACGCCTGGTGATCTGCGCCGCTTACCTCTCCATTCTCGCCACCGGTCAGGGGGATTGCCGCCGCTGCGGTCAGAGTGATCCCGGATTTCCATTTCAGGAACTTGTTGTTTACCAGACCGCCAGCGTCAGCAACCGTTTGTTCGTCAACTATATCTGTTCCTAAAATGGTTTTTACATCAAAGAGGGATTCATCATCCGCATTTACCTGAACCGCAATTTTCAGATCATTCCCACGCACCCCGCAATAAAGAGCTTCCGCAAGGTCATTACTTGCCTTTTTCCCGTTGCCATTCAGCCGATATCCGTAAAAGGTTTGTGTATTCAGAAATAAATCCCTAAGCCCTTTTAGCTTGTCGCTGGTGTACTCATATCCGAAAATCTCCATGCTGTTCTTCTGGAAATCTCCGCTTTCTACTTCAAACACTTCGCCATCCTTCCCCCAGTCCAGTTCAAGGGGCATGGTTGCGATTCCTCGCTCGGACAGATTCGCCGATGCGGAGGCTGCAGATACAAAGTTGATATATGTCCCTGGAAGTTCCTTATTTTGCACCAAAAAAGTGCCACCACCTAACATTTATTTCACCTTACCTTTCATATAGCGTTCAATTTTTTCCTCCACAGCGTTCACTGTGTACAGTTCCCCGTCAGTAAGAAGGGCTTCAAGGATATCCCTTCTCTCCCGGAAGCGTTCGGAAGCAATCAACTGTTCTTTTGAAAATTTATTTTCCACTCTCCCAGTGCTTGCTGTTACTACTTCCGAAATTTTCTTTTTTTCTGCCATTTCCTCACCATCCTTTCGCCTGAACCCCAGAAGAAAACTCTTCCATCGCGACAGATTCTTTTTTCTTATCCACAAATAGATCATAGTTCACAAAAAAATGCAGGATATCATCCACCACTTCATGCTTCATCTTCGTCCCCCGAATCGGCTTATCCTCCCCATCAACTAAAATATGCTCCAAGCACTGCCCCATCCGTTCCGCTATTGCATAGCATTCCTGCCGCTTCTCTTCGCTTTCCGGAAAGTACTGAATGCAAAACTGATTGGTTTTAAGATAGCGCGTCCCAAAGAACTGCTGATTCGTTGAATGGATGCAAAAAATAAAAAAACAGGGTTCTTCTAATCCCTGTTCAAGCCTCTCCCTATGGATATCATACCGATCCCCAAACTCGGTATTTAACGCGACACTGATTGCTTCAATAATGGAATTTATCATTTCAGACACCCTTCCATAAATTCTTTAATCCGGTTTTCCAAGACTTTTGGCGCGATGGTTTCCAACTCCTGCTCCGATATGGTAAGCATAAATTTCCCCGGAACCCATCCTTGCTTTAGCCGCTTACCCAGCTCCGGAACATATCTTCCGGGGGTTTGCCTGTGACCATACTCCACATAGGGCGCGTATTCTATGTTGTTGGAAATCTCTACTTTGTAGACATTTCCTTCTTTCCGGATCTCCCCCGCCTTCCACCCTTTGCGCAGCGTCCCGCCTTTTTTTCCGCTGGGATTGATTTTCTTTTTATATTCCTCGCCTTTTTTATGTTTCTTGCTGTTCCTTTTTGCGACAACGGTGATCTCCTTTGAATAATCTCCCACCGGAGTGCGTCTAATTACTTTGGCAAGTAATCTCGCCGCCAGCTCCTTTGCGCATGATTCTAAAAACTCACCTTGTTTCTCCTGCAAATTCTCCAAGTGCTTTTGTAGTTCCTTTATTCCTTTGCTGTCAAATTTTCCCATCTTTCCCAAGTCAAGCCCACCTTTCAAACAATTCCAGCAAAATTTCCTGGTGTGTCGGATATATGGCAGGGACACCGCTATGCGTGTAATCCGTGGTCATACCATCCTGTGTAACGGTGATCTTTGAACCTGGCTTAATGGAGATTTCCGGAGAAACAAACAGCTTCGTTATCTGCATAACCGCTGCCGCAGTATCGGATGCGGCGGTAGCTTTCACTGTTTCAAAAGACAATTTGCAAGGCTGGTTCTCTAATACAACCACAAGCTCCGTCTTTGTCAGCTTCGATTTCTCATCTCTCACCTTTCTTTGCTCGGTAACACTTAACGAACCAAAATAAGTTGCCTCTATCGCCTTTCTTGCCGCTCCCTGTGCTGCCTGGATTGCATTTACCATCGGATTTTTCGATAACATGAAAATTCCTCTCTCCCATAAGTCAGAAGGTAGTTGATAAAGGAATTAAGCCTTTGCTCCGGTGTCAGACTTCCCTCGCCAGTTGCAAATACTGTGTTGGTATCTCCTGTTTGGATTTGTTTTACTGCATAATCCAAATCAAGCCCTTCAAGCTCAGCGGGAGCAAAGGTCTTCTTTGACAGAAGGAATTCCCCCGCTGCCATATCCAGCGCGATATGTTCCAGCCTCTCCGGCACATCCCCACTATTGATTTCATTCTTAATGGTGTTTTGCACTTTCTCAATACAAAAGGTCAGAGCGAATGCATCCTCCGCTCTGACCTGATAGCCAAACGATTTTAGCCGTTCCTTTACGGTTTCTGTATCAAGCATAGCACCACCCTTTCTTACCCACGGGAAATAATGCGGGCAATCGGAATCGCCTTGTGGTCAATCGTCTTATTATCGCCATTGCTTACTAAAGACCAATTCTTGCCATTTTTCAGTTCCTCATCCGTAGGACTGTTTGTTTTCTGTGATGCTTTTAAGTAAGAGATTCCCGCCACGCTTACCGCATTGCGCTTGCGGGAAATCAGGGTATCTTCCCCGCCCCTGGTCTTTGCATCACGCACCATTTCATATGGTACCTTCGCCCCAACAGGTTCAAAGCCGATTGCACCTTCCCCAAGAACATAGCTGGTATACTTTGTATAGGCATCCTGTGCGGAAGTTCCCTCGGAAGCGGTAACTGCCGGGATTACTTCAATTGGCATGGAATCGTCCACAATAACCAGCCGCCCATTCCATGTTCCCATCGCAAGATCCCGCTCAATCCCCGCGGCATCCGTATACTTTAAGTATGTTAAAAGCTTCAGATTTTCAAGGTTTGTCGCAACGGTGGAATGACAGATCACAAGACTAAATTTCTGCTTATTGTCGCCGCAAGCCTTCTGAATCGCCACATTCAAAGAAGTCGCGCCCATGCGCTGCCCTTCCTCGGTGCTTTCCCCTGAAATATCATAAGTATGCTTATCGACAAATTCGGCATTCGCCGTCTTGATTGCCCCCGTCCCCGTTGCAGACATTCCAAAAACTCCTGCCAGAACCGCCAGCAAAGTCCCCTGATCCACATCGTTCCAGTAGCGGTTGATCTGGTTCCGGACATTCGCCATAAAATCAACGCCCCCGGTCACATCATAGGAGAAATCTGCTTCTGTCCAGCCCATCATTCGCCCATAGGTGAAAACTCCCTGTTCAAAGGTATCCGTTTTTTGCGCGGTCAGGTTTGTTTCCCCGTCATAGTTTAACGCGGTTCCACCAATCAGCCCGAAATACGGAAGAACCGCGTAAACTGTCCCGGTCTGTGAACTGGTGACGAAGGTTTCCCGCAACCTCTGGTCGGAAACAATCGCTTTTGACTCCCTTAACTTGTTCAGCTTCACATTTGGGATAGCGGACATATATTTCCCAAATGCCTTTTCGTTAAAACTCTTTGCATCAAATTTCGCCATTTTTCATCATCCTCTCTTGAAATATTATTGTGCGTCCGGATTGTTCTCAATATATGCCGCTAATTCTTCATAAGTCATTTTCGACATATCCACATTTGTTCCCGGCTTGATATCTCCCGATGCTCCCGGCTGGAACCCCTTAAAGGTTTGCTGCTTTGTATTAAACAGATAAGCGTCCGACTTCTGGATTGCTTTAATCTGTTCGTCCCATCCGGAAAGCTTGCCATCTTCGCCAAGTTTTACCTTTGAAACATCTAAAAGGGCTTTAACTGCCTTGCTGTTCTTTGCTCCGGCAACCGTGAGCGCGTTTTCAATGGCATTGTCTAAGCGAAGCTGCGCCAGTTCTGCCTTGTGTGCTTTCTCCTGGTCTGCGTTCTGCTGCTTCATCGTTTCAATCTGCTTTTTCAGCTCTTCATTGTCACCCGCTGAAGCTTTCAGGGTTTCAAGCTGCTTGTCACGGTCAGAAACAGAGGTTTTGAGTGTCTTGTTCTCTTCAACCACCTCATCATGCTTTGACTTTTCCACATAGCCCTTTAACTCTTCCAGGGAAGCTTTCTCCGCTTTGATTGCTAGTTCCTCGGCAATGCCAAGGGCGATAAATTCCGCTTTCTTCATTTCTTTTCCATCCTTTCATTGAACTTGTTATTTGCTACAAAATATCAGAGTGCTATGCAGCGATTTTCAAATTTCTTGTACGCATCAAAATATAACTCTGCTCTATCGCCGTTCAATGTCAACTCATAATACATCCCGTCCGGTAACGTTGTGCTTGCAAGGGCTTTCCAGTTTTGGAGAGTCTTGCAGTACCATACGACATAAACCTCATCCGTAGTAATTGACTTGCCATCAGTTTTGTCCAGATGCTCATTGACATAATCGCGAACTGTACCTTTTACCAAATCAAAAAACTTTTTCTCTGTCACGTTGTTCACCCCCCTTTCTAAAAATTGGTATGAAAAAAGCACCCTTGATTTATCTTCAAGAATGCTTCGTTCTATATATTTGCTATTCATTTATATTTTTTGGATCAGTTCTAAATCTGGGGTTTCAAAAATAAGCTTATTTTGCAATAGATCGGAGTCCTCAAACCTTGCTTATTTATAGTTAATATATCGCATCTAATGATAAATAATTCAAATCATACACATTTTTCTTTTCAAAAATATACCTGTCTATGATCTCAATTATTTTTTATCGGTTCGTGACAATACCAAAGGTATTGTAGGGAATCCATCTTCAAACATATCATTATACTTCTTTAACGATTTTAAACATACTCATATTACCTTTCTTATGGAGATTTTTTTAATACTGTATATCATCATCAAGCGGTGGCAAATAACCCATTTCATGCACATCTTTCTTTTCAGAAATGCATTTCTCTATAATTTCAATGATTTCCTCTTCAGTCCGGGATCGCATTAAAGGTATTGTAGGAAAACTGTCCCCAAATACGTCTTCATATTGATTTAATGATTTCAGCAATTCCTGATCATTCACTTTCCTTCCACCTTTCCAATGATTTTTAATAACGCTGCATATGCATTTGGAAGATATTTCTTTATTACTTTCAATTCTTCTCCCTGGCACGTTTCCGCACTCATAATGTTCGCCCATGCTTCGGATGCCGTTTCATAAATTCGGCAGGCACTCTCACGTTCAGAACTATCATTCGCGTCAATTCCCAATTCTTTCAACGCCTCGCCGAATTCCTTTTCTTTTCCCAAGCCCTTAATGAGTTTGTTGAATCTTCGGTTATAATATGATTCTTTATGTCCCCATTTTACTTTTACATTTTTTGTGCCAAAAAAGCCACAAATCGCATCCTGTACACCGTTTGTTGCATCTGTAGAAAGTATATCACTTCTTACATTTTTAAAAGTTTCCCTTAATTTCTCCTTATCTTTCCGAAGTGCTGCAAGGAATTCATCACTGGAACTGGGAATCCGTTTGAACACATGAGCTGTACCTGAACCAATTTTGACTTTATCATTCAGGATGTCAACTTCATTATAATGTAGATCCATAAACGATGCCAAATTATCAAAAGCGTGTCCATATTCATGGGCTAGTGTGCTATATTTCGACATACCGTTATCCATATGTCTTTGTAGGGGCATATCATAACTGATAGTTTTCTGCGAAGATGAATATTCACCTCCATTAGTAACCTTAGTAACCTTTGATGGCATATCGCCAAATTTACTATACAGTTTAATTATGTTTTCATTGCTGTGGTTATTGATAATATTCAGATACTCTTGGTACTCTGTTTCAGTCATGCCAGATTGTTTCAGTTTATTCAATTCCTTGATTTCTGGCTTTTTCTTCATTGTATCATTAGAATCGTTTTTCTGCAACCCTGATTTATTGCCGCCATCAATAAATATTTTCTTCCATTTCTCATATTCCATATCCGAAGGTACATAGTATGTCTTCCCGTCCTTCCCCTTTGCCACACGTTGCCCTACTTTCCCAAAATCCTCTTCAAAATAAGGGACAGTGATTGAACGACAGTATACATGAAAAGGAGGCGCAGTCACTCCCGCCTCGAAGTCTTTCATCGAAAATACTTTGCCGTCCATCTTCTGGCAGATCTCAGAAGTATGCGAATCCAGTGTTGCCACGATTTCATATTTTTCCACATCCAGAGCATGAAAGCAATCCTTCTGTGCTGCGGAATTAAAATAGGCTCCCTCCGTCATGACCAGTCGCCCTGCATTGTATGTCGATGTTTTCATCTTCTTTGCAATTGCATCAATCGCTTTCTGTGGATCTTGCCCCAACATAATATTCCGGGTAAGTTCATTGTGCATTTCGGAAATCAGCTTCTGTTTGTTCGTCCAAATCCTTTCCGAAAAATTCTTTCCATCCGCCGCCCATGGCTTTGCAAGTATCTTGTCAAGATGCTTCTGATCCAGTTCCGCCATATCCCAGCCAATCCCGAACCCCTTTTGCAGTTCATAGGCTGTGTGATAATATCCATCCTGGTAGATACGCCGCATCGCTGCATCCACATGGTCTAATTGATTGCCAAAGGCTTGTTCCATGCTCTGCTGTACTCGTAATTTCAACGCCTCTAATCGCGTGATATGAAAGCGCGCGGAAGCGTTTTCTAATTCTTTCATCCAAGCTTGATTGATGGCATTCCGTTTTCCATATCGGATATAATCATTCACATCCCACTTGAGTTCCTTCAGCTCTGCCCCGAAAAGCAGTTTTTTCGCTTCAGTCACGGAGATTCCATTGTTTGTCGCGAAGCGTTGATACCATGTGTTAATCTTCCCCTCAATCTCCTTTTGCGCCTGTTTGTAAATCTTTTCGATTTCCGCATAGGTATCCGCGCTCGTCTGATTCTGTGCCTCTTCAAGCTGCGCGAACCGACTTTTCCAGTAATCGTTACTTTTCACCCGCTTCACCGCCTTTCACAAAGCGGGGAACAATCAGGCGGTAAAAGCTGCACACGGTTTTGTTGTTCATTGTCAGGTTGAACTTTTTTACCCGGATAATGATCAGCCATGCAAGCACACAAAAAAACCACCTAAGGATAGGCTTCTCATATTCCACTTCAACCGGAATATGTAGCACATCAAACTTTTTTATCCTTGCCATCTGGATCACCTTCTTTCTTTGGCGGAAACTTCTCTGGAATATTATTAGACTTACCCTGCTGCCCGAACGGGTTATACCCTTGCCGTTCAAACTCTGCTTGTTCCTCCTCCTTCTGCTTTTTCAGGCGTTCCATCTCTTCCTTTGGATCGTCAATCCAAGGGTGCTGCTCCACTACCGTTTCATCAGAGAGCATCCCCATAGATTTTGCACAGTTTTCAATCGCTTCGGTTTCGTTGATCAAAATATCGCGGTTAAAAATCACATCCACCTTTTCCCCATCAAAATTCCCGCGCCCCGTATTCACAAGATGAGCATTGACAAACCAGAGAATTTCCTCAAAGGCAGCTTGAAGTTCGGTTTCCATATCGTTCGCATCCAGGTCAATATCGCTATACATGGATTGGATATTCATCTGGTTCGGATTGCCAGAAAGTCGGTCGTCCTTTGCATCATAGCCCATGGCGTTCTCAATCAGTGCCTTTTTAAATGCTTCTAAGATAATCTTGTAATTTTCCGCGTTTATTGTGATTTGAAGGGTTTCTACTCCACCTTTCATTTCCCCATCATACCGGACTTTTACCGCCCCATAAGTTGCAAGGTTGCGCCGGAACTCCCCCAGATTCGTTCCTTCATAGTTTTTCAGTACAAGGATTGTGTTCCTTGAATCCTCCTGCATCTGGTTTTCAAAATTGGATAACATAAGGTTAATCCCATCCTGCAAGGATTTGACCTTTTTTAATAATGGGATTTCACTATCATTATACTTTAGCGGAATCAGAGGAATCTTCTGCCAGTTCAGCCCAATCACTTCCCCATTCTCTCCCATAGTCGTGACATAGGGATGTTCAAAATCTTCCTCCATACTTATATCCGGAACCAGCGTTTCCCCGTCCAAAATGAGCTTATGTATACCTTGTAGATCATAAACTTCCACTTTCTCAATCATCACTGGTGTGGTTCCTTCATATCCCGTTACCTGATACAGCCTGACCGCAAAATCAAGAATGGTGTGTTCGCTATCCTTCCAGAAGGGAAGAATTTCGTAGGATGGGAAAAGACGAAAAGTCAGTTCTCCGGCATCCGTATAGTAGGGGTATAGCCAAGCGATGCCGCCGTTCAGCGCAGCTTTTCCCCCGTTTTTCAGGGTTTTCATAAATTGCTTATTGAACACTTCTTGTAAAGCTTCGGTATACTCCGTGTTCTCCCCCTTCACCACAAAGGGCTTTCCCAACAAGTAATTCGCTTTCTGGTTTACCATCTTCGCATACTGATTATCAATTATACGGTTATTTGGCAAATTCTCCACGATTTGCAGTTTACCGCCCTCCCCGATCATTGTCCGCTTTTGCTTTAGAATATCATGTTCATTTTCGTAGTACAAACTACTCTTAATCTGCATAATCCGCCGCGGACTATTCTTCCAGCGGGCAATCTCTTTTTCCAGAAACTCCTTGTCGCTCATGCAACTTTTCGCCCCCTGTGAAATCAGGTTCGATACCTTATTTTTGAAGAAGTCAATAAAGCTTAGCATTTCATCTTCACCCCCTTTTCTATTACCTAATAAAAACAAAAGCCTGGAAACATCCACGTTTCAAGGCTCTTGGTTACTAATTTGATATTTTAATCAAAACTGAACGCATCCGGCAACAGAAGTTTTGTCACACCGTATCGCATAGAATCCATACCGTGTGAAAATTCATGATCCGGCTTATCGGTCAGCTTTCCATCTTTATCTTTGCCCCAACAGTAGTTTTCAATTTCTTTCTTAAACTCTACACACCGGGGATGAACCACAATCTGATAGTTCTGTATAAGCTGAATACCGTGGTTCACGCTATCCTTGCCCTTGCGGGAAGGTTCTGCTTTGATACCTTCATCTTGCAATTCCACAATGCTTTTCGGCTCTGCATTATCACAAATAACCTTCTGCCCGCCATAGCCCATTTTTTTAATCTGTTCAGCTATGATTTTGTTGGTAACGCCTGTTTGATACCATTCATCAAAAATGTATATCCGCATTGCGGCATTATCCACCATTTCACACACAAAGGCGTTTGGATCAGTAAATCCGAAATCAAGGTTGAACGCTGATTTTATACCGGGAATTGCCCGGATTGTGTCAACATTGAAATCTTCATATACAACATTGGTATAAATCAGCCCTTCCGCAATGCCCCATTCACCTTCACCCTCTATGCGGTATCGGCGGGGGGTGTTCTTCTGCATTTTCAGGAATATGCTGCGGTCAGCTTCATCCAGCCATTCATTACATTGCCATGTGGTAGTTTTTACAAAGGTATCTTCATCAGGTGTATCAAAGAACCGGACTTTCAGCCAGCTTGTAGCACTCCACGGGTTGAAGGTCAAGGTTATTTGTTTGAAATACCCTTCCGGCACTTCACCACGGATTGACAAATCAAGTTTGTTGAAATCATCTTCATTAGTGATTTCATAGGCTTCTTCAATCCATACCCAACACAAAACGCCTTTATCAACCGAAATAGAAGTGATTTTCAAGCCATCATCCAACCCACGGAATAGAATCTTTTGCCCGGTGTCGGTTCGGGTTATCTGCATAGGGGAAACGGTACATTCAAAGTAACCATCAAGCCCCAATCTCTGAATCGCCCATTTCAGATCACTATACACGGAATCCCGCAAGGTGTTTGAATAGCGGCGAACACATAACCCGTTGCTTTGTGGATATTTGAATAACCGAACAATCATGTTCAAGGCTGTTGTTTTGCTTTTCTTTGAACCTCTTGAACCCTTACAAACACGGTATCTTGCTTTTGTGTGCCAAAAGTCCTTGTAACTCTTACCGACAATCGCCGGAAGGCATATTCTAAACGCTTCACTATTCTTCAAGGTCTGCTTCCCCCTCAAAGATAATAGGAATGTTCATGTTCAAATCCAGCTTATCATTCCACATACCTAAATGCTTACCAAGCAATTCAAGGGCTTTCAGTTTTGAAGAAAGTTTTACTTCCCGTTCAACACCCATTTCACCGCTTTTTGTCGGAATGGTTTTCACTTTTACCGATTCAATCGCTGCAAGGTCAGCTTCATCAGCATCAGGAAGGATTTCACAATCATCATTGACAACATCAGTAATCTTGACAAATGCAATTTTAGCAAGTTCCTGAACAACCCGATCCTGATTTATTCCGGTTCGGCGACTTCTTTCGGCAAGGGCTTTTTCAATCGCTTCCCGAATAACAAGTTTTGACAAGTTTTCTGAACCGACCTGTTGTGCATTATCTACCTTGTAACCCGCCCTGATAGCCGCCTGTGTTGCGTTCAGGTCAATCAGGTATTCATCAACAAATCGCTGCTGCTTTTCTGTTAGCTTTGCCATTCGGCAACACCTTCCTTTCTGGACAGAAAAAAGGATGCCGAACGGCACCCTTCTTTCCGGAGTCTATAAATGCGCTTGTATCCAGCCATGACATGGTCAGGATAAACAAGAGGGACAGTGGGTATTTGCAAGTGCAAACACCTTTGTCATTTTAAATTATAGCATAGATTTTGGGGAATTGTGGGAAAGTTGAAAAAAGTTATTGATTTTTTTCCCAATCCCACTGCGATCTTGATTCATTTTTTCTGCAATCTCCCACAGTTTCCTCCCCTCAATAAACCGCATCTCAAAAATCTGCCGTATCTCTGTATCTTCGATGCTATCAATAAAGGTTTCAATTTCCAGCATTTGCTGTTCAACCTTTTTCTGTCGCTCCTTATAGATCTGCATCATTCGCTTAATCCGGTCTGACTCCACTGGCTCATGCATCTGCACGCTGACCCGGTGTTCCGTGTAAGGAAACTCCCGCGAAGACGCTTTCACCTTTCCAGTGACAATAGGAACATCCTTTGCCTGTAAAGCCTTAATCCGCCGAAACAATAACATCTGTTCCCGTTTTAATTTTTGATACTCCATCAGGTCTTGCTTATCCATCCGATCCTGAACTCCCTCCCATCTCAATTTTATCCAAATCTCCGGATAATACCAGCGCGGTAGCCTCAATAACAATGCTCATCAGTGTCATGTCTAATGTTTTCCAGTCAATATGCCCTTTCGCCTGCAACTTCTCGTTTTGTCCTGCGGATTTTTGAGTAGTCATCTGAATTAAGTCATAGACATATTCTTTCAATGCGGGAATGTTTGACTGTTGCCCTTTGTCCATAAGAAATCCCCACATCAGGGTTTTTATTCCATTTTCACGCTTCTCCATTGTATCAATGATTGAATTTGCCGGATTTTCTTTCATTCTCCTTTATTTCCCCTTTGCTCCATCAACTGAGTTAACGCATATTCTCCCATTTTAAGAGCATTGAAGAGGTTGTATAAAGTTTCTGTTTTTTCAGCTTCCTTTTGTTGCAGCATCATTATACACACATGATCCCGATAAAGATTGAGAATACTTTTGGCTCCCTCTGGTGTATAAGGAGATTCCTTCTTATTTGCACATTTTTCGATGAGCTTGGAGATTGCTTCATCCTCCAGAAAACATATATCGTTCGCCATTGGCATAACAATCTTTCCATCAGGCAATTCTACAATCGCCACGGAATAATTTCCTGCACCGCTTTCAAACTCCTCGTAGTTGCTACCCCACTGATGAAATTTTCCGATTTCAAATTCCTCAAAACATCCAGGCTTTCCGCTTACCGGATATTTTCCTTTACACATCCTTGTTCCTGCCATTTTTCCCTCCACTTTTATTTGATTCCTCTTTGTATTTCGGAACAAGCAAGATATCATGCCCCAACCGCTGCAATCCCTTTTTTACCTGCAAACGGATCTCTTCCCAGTTTTGCAGGATAGACCATTTGTCTATGTA